GCCAACTCCACCAAGTACTTTCTGCCTTTTGCCATTGCTGCCTCCTGTTAACTACGGGTTGCGTTTCGCTGCTATTAACTTATGTATATTATATCGTGTTTTCCTCTAATGTACACTGGTAAATTATTATAAATTTCTAATGTAGACCACTGCGGATGTTGCGTTCTGCTGGTATACAAAAATACCGAGAGTTTCCAACTTGAAGGCTGCCATGCACAATAGGGTTTACCCCAATATTCAACACCTCAATATCAGATTTTGTGTATGCCTCACACCACTTAACAAGTTCATGCATAAACTCCCAACGATTCAACTCAATGCCAAAGTGCTCTTGAATTGCGTTGTATAGAGAAAACCCGGAGACTACAAGCCCTCTGTGACGCAGACCAATGACATTAATGAGACCACCATACCGGCCAGTGTAGTCCTCAATATTGAATGTGTAGTCCTCGGGTTTTCCTAAGTAGGCCTCTATGGCTTCGTAAGGCGTCATTTTTTCACCGCCTTTCTAGGTGGCACAATGAATAGTGTTTGCTTCTTCAAGGTCATTATGCCATTGCTGATAAGGTCCAGTCCAACGACTCTGGCCTTATGCTCTGTGTCGGTGTACTTGGCTGCAAAGCTTTGTAGCTTGCGCTTTATTACGGCTCCATTGGGCGGCCTGATGGTGACATTGAAGTTCTGCTCCTGCAGATAGGCCACCAAGTCATTGGTTAGCTTTCTCACTGTTGTAGCGTGTCCTTCATCTATCAGTCTCTCGTTCTGCTTGCACCCTCGGCCCTTACCTAATAGAGCCGCTGGGTCAAACTCGAAGTCCTCAGGGGCACCACCAAAGAACTCGTGCAACAGCATGGCATCTTCAGACTGAGTTGCTGCCAAGCCCATGATCCTGTTGTTCATAGCATTCTCAGCCTTCGTAAAGACCCAAGGCATGCTGTCACCCTTCTTCTTCAACTCAAGGTAGTCATGCTTAAGCTCAGCAAAGACTTGCTGCATATCAATCTTCCACAAGGCGTCCGTATCACACTTTTGGACGGTTATGCGGAACAGTCTCCTGTTGCCATCGTCACTGGCATTCATGTACGGGTTGTTAGTGGTGCCGAACATCAGGCCCCGCTTCATGACATTGACGTAGCTGTTGACGTAGTGAGCCCGCAGACTGAGTGTCTCTTCTGTCAGCACGTCCTTTGCCTTGTCAGCATTCTTCAGTGACGTCTCAATCTCATCGATCAAAGCGATCAACGTGCTCTGCAGCGCTCTGCTCAGCTCCTTGCGGTCAGCCATCAGGCCACCTATTGGCTTGACATACTGTAGCGCAAAAGGCGTGCCATGCAGCAGGCTCTTCACCCACGTTGACTTGTAAATCCCCTCGCCGCCGACCAAGATGGGCACGGCCGGGGCTGACGCTGGCTTGCCATGATATCTGATGGCAACGAGCCACAGCAGGCACTTGTACAGCCCTGCTCTATAATGCGCCACAACCTCAGCCTCTGTATGCTCGTCAAAGTGCAGTGTATCGATGACGCTCTGCACCCTAGGCTTGCCGTCCCATAGAGTCTCATCAATGAACATCTGAAACTTGTCATGCACGTTTTTATTAATGTTGAGGTCTATCTCTTGGACCGCCATGCTTTTGAACGGGGTCAGGCACTTCCCAATGGCCGGGACATAGTACTGAGAGGCCTCAAGAATCTTGCGAGCTGACAGGTCCACGTTTTTGAGAAACACGATGACATTCCCATCACCCGTGCCATGCCGTGTAAACGTATCATTGAAGACCCGCTCAGCTACGTCCTTATGACACTCAACATAGAGGCTGTCGAAGTTATACGCGTCAGCATGAAACTTAAGGTCATGAAACTTTATCGCACTCTCAAGGTTCTTGGTAGACTCCCAGATGGGCCGGCCCTTTGAGTCCCGCTTCTCATAGGCTGGGTAGCAGAGGTTAACTAACTTATGCAGCGTCCCTTTAGTCAGGGCCGGCTTGTAGTTTGCCTCCTCGAGCATCTTCTTCTGTGTGCTGGCAAGGCAGCTGTCCCACTTGTCAAGCGTGTCACCAGGCCCTCTGTAGGCCTCAGGGTCAGTCTGGCTCCACTCATCAAACAGTAGGTAATACTCATTGTGTACCACAGGGTCCTGACTCTGCAACGCAGCATGCGCCAAGCACATCGCGATCATCACCCAATGGTCGTATGTGTTAGGCTCCATCGGAACGCTCAGCCCTTGATAGGCCCTGTTTGTATAGAAATTCATCTTGGCCGGCAGCAGCATCAACCGCTCACGCATGTCATTAATGTCAGGGGCCGCTGACAGTCTCTGCTTGCTATGTATCCCAATGACCGTTGCAGACGACGAGAGTTTCCGCTTCAGCTGCGGCACCACGTCGCACAGGTCAGTCAGACTTATGGTTTGAATGTCGACCAATGGGGTAACGTTATCAGGGTGTTGAAACATCCGTTCAGTCAGGATCAAGTAACTGGAGCTGAACATCACCTCACCCGTGAATGGTAGTGTCTGTGTTTTGGCTGAGATGCGGGTAAAGTTGAGAGCTCGGAGGGCCTCATGATCACGGGCCCCCAGCTTGTATATAACATGCAGGCCGTGGCCACTTGGACTGGATTCTACGTAGGTGGGGAACTTTTTCAGGTGGGCAAGGAAGGCTTCTGAGATGGCTAAATGATTGGGCCCGTCCTCCGCTCCTTGTGGGTCAATGTCATAATCGAGGTATATGTAGGGGTCGTCCAGTGTGGGCATGATACCCATATGATGGCTGTGCACCTCACTAGCATTCAGTGCGGCTTGTGTATCGTAGGCTTGATCATATGTTTGATGTGTTGCGGGTTTGTTTATATCGTGCAGCGGTGCTTTCTCTTTTCCCTTTTTCGTGTAGCTTGGTGACCATACTGGTTGAGCCTTTAACTCCCGCATGCGTGCCTCCTGAAGGTATAACAATCGTAAGTGTATTTATAATATCACGGTGCACTGCAAAAGTACATCTTATTTATATTATATTTTTCTAATATAGAACAGCGTCTTAGAGAAAACAGGCTTTATTAGGTAAAATTTAGCCTTTGTAAGTGCTTGATTTAAATAGCCTTTTTTAAAGTCAGAGAAAAGTAAATCCTAATTCACTAAGTCTAAGCTATTGATTTTATTAGCTTTTTTGCTCTTTTTAGTGAGTTAGTGAGTAGTGAAAGCGTTTTCGAAACCTCTATAGATTTACCGTTTACAAGTAGGATCGCACTCGTTTGCTACGGAGCCCTTTTATAACTTTTAAATGTTTCTCTAACTCTCTAACTCTCTAAGTAAGATATAAGTATATAATATATAAAGCTTTTTTGTTAGAGAGAAAGTTTTCTCTAATCTCTCTATCTCTCTAACTCAGCCGTCGTAGCCCATTCTATTGGACGTCAGCCCAGTCCCTCAGAAACTGTAAGCCTTTGTCTAATTACACCTCCCGTGACGCAGAGACAGCAGCACACTTGGCCGGCAGGAAACAGCAACCATAAAATAGGCCACCGGTAGACTGAGCCTTATAGGTGGCGCGAAACTATCATCAGCAGGATCAAAAGCCTCTAATTAAGCACCATTGAGTAGGCCACCGGTAGACTGAGCTTTATCGGTGGTGTGGAACTATCATAGGTGAGGCTGAAACTGCTGTAGCCCCATTCAAAAATTCATGTACAATGATTTCCGCATATATTGGTGATGACAAAAGCCCTCAGAGTGACTGAGGGCTTTTGTTGGGCTGGGGAGGGTCTCAGCAGAACTGAGACCCTCCATTGAGTGGGATTAGCCTTTGTTCATGAGGCTGTCAAGCTGGTCTTGAGTCATGATCTGAAGGACAGACTGTCCGCCGACTTTGAGGTTGATGATGACATGTCCCTGTTTCCGCAGGCCACTGAGGATTGAGGAGACATTCTTTTTGGTGATTCCCATCTCAGCAGAGATGGCCTCAATAGTGTCATACCCTTTCCGCAGCAGAGCCAGTACTTCCGGTTTCCGATTCTTGCCAGCCAACTTGGCCGCCTGAAGAGCTTCAATGAGCTGAGCTTTGGTCATGGTCTCATAGTTGTTGTTCATGGCTGTCTCCTTTGTATATTGGGACTTGATTGTCCCTGTCTGAAGTTCACTGTTGTGTTTGTTTCTTATGATTATTATGCCATGATTTTAAACTTTGTACACCCTGTTAATTATTATAATCTTCTAATAAAAGCCCAGTGTACTTTACAGTCAGTCCTAATCTTGCATAACAGCCGGCAACTGAATAAGGAACATAGATGAGGGTTCCATCATAAAAGGTTACTGAGTATTTCATAGTCATTCTCCTATAATTGAGGTTAGAAAGATAAGGATGAAAAGGGTCTCAAGGGTACAAGCAACAAGTGTCATAGATCCTCCGCTGTTTGTTGTTCACTGTTGTGTTTGTTTGTTATATAGATTATGTCATGATTTTAAACTTTGTACACCCTGTTAATTATTATAATCCTCTAATCAAATATGGGTGGTATCTCAGCAGCATTCATTAGGGTATCCTAACCAAAACTATCATTAGGGTATCCTAATAATAGGGTGGCTGAGGATCTATGCTACACTAACTCAGTCAACAACACCAGTCTAGACTATGGCCTATGACTGTCAGCTACATGGTATCTTGTATCTACACCAATTGAGTCAGCAACCCTCGGGCCCTTGGTGCTACTGAGATGCTCGGCAACACCAACACTCTGATCCCTACAGGAAGGGTCAGCATCACTGGTGCGGTAGCACATGGATGCTGTCAGCATTGAGGCAGCGTGGCGGTGCTGAGCCGACATGGTGGTGCTGGGCTACGTCGTGCCGATGCAGGAGGCCGACGTGAGTACTAGACGTTAGGGGGGTAGGGGGTCTAGATACGTTGTGTGCGGCATAGAAACATAGTCCAAGTTTCTGGCAAGGCCCGTTTTCCCTGAACTACATTAGAGAACCCTAATCTACAGTGCTTCTAGTTTCTGGCAAGGCCCGTTTTCCCTGAACTACATTAGAGAATCCTAATCTACAGTAATTCTAGACTTCAATGTGGTTTTATCACAGGAATCTGGTTTATTGAGCTATTTATACCACGAGAACCCAAAATATAGAGTTCATATGAAGCTCATACCTTCCTCAAGATAAGGCTAGCCTGATGCTAGTATAGGCCCAGTATGAAGGACTCATATGAAGAAGTACCAGATTTTCCCAACAAAATCAACTAGTTAGAAGATTAGAAAATTATAATCCTAATAAGTTGTACAAAGGGTTCTAGACTTGATACTATACAAATAATGAGTTATCCCGACCTAAAAGGACGAAGATGAGCATTTCCTGGATGTCCTCGGTCATAGACTGGGACACATGCAAAATCCAATACGAAGTTTTAGGAGACTCATTAGACCGGGTTGCCATCACGCACGGTATTCCTGTTGAATCCATTCGAAGAATCGCTCAAGAAGAAAACTGGACCAAACTCCCTCCTACTGCGTCAAACCTCAATGAGTATCTCGGTGAAGTCCTCGACTCACACCGCGCTAAGTTATCCTTGGCCGGCCTGTACCGCGATATGGAATTGTTCCCCCAGATTTTTAAAGCTGAGCAGGACCTGCTCACCAAAATAACCCAAGCCATTACCTTTATTGACGTCGGTGACATTAGGGCGCCTGCGGCGCTGAGAGCCCTTGGCCAAGGGCTAAACGCTATTGCTGAGCGCAAGGTCGCTGGGGCCTCTGAGGAAGAGGACACTCGGGTGCCGACTGACAACGCCTGGACTGTCGAGATAAAGAAGGCCGAGGAGCGCATTGACAAGGCGACTGAGGGGGTCAAGCTAACCTCTGTAGGTGACTGATGCCAGTTATTCAGATACCTGAGAAGCTGCTGCCAATTCTCACAACTAAAGCCCGTTTGATAGTGTTGATTGGCGGACGTAGCTCAGCTAAGTCTGAGACCGCGGCCAGAGTGTTGGTGATGAAGTGTCAGACCGAGCAGGCAGATGTCCTCTGCGGGCGTGAGTATCAGAACAGCATCGAGGATTCGGTCCACAAGTCCCTCAAAGGCATCATTGGTCGGATGGGACTAACCGGCTTCAGCATCACAGACAAAAAGATTGACTGTCTGACTGGTGGCTGCTTTAGGTTTAAAGGATTTGCAAGGAACTCTGAGGCTGTGAAATCGGCCTCAGACTTCAAATACAGCTGGATAGAAGAAGCACAATCGCTGAGCCAAGAGTCAATTGATAACTTGCTGCCGACGATACGTGCGCCCGGTTCAAAACTGTTCTTTACAGCAAATCCGCAGTCTTCAGCGGATCCATTTAGCAAGCGGTTCATAACTCCGTATATCACGCAGCTGAGAGCCCACGGGTTTTATGAAGACGCCATGCACTTGATCATTTTGATCAATTGGCGAGATAACCCTTGGCACGGAGAACTTGAGCTGCAGAGACAATGGGACTTTGAGCATTTGTCGAGAGCCAAGTATGACCATATTTGGGAGGGTCACTTCAATGACTCTGTCGAGGATGCCTTGATAAAAGCTGAATGGTTTGATGCATGTATCGATGCTCATTTGAAACTTGGGTTTGAGCCCATCGGAGCCAAGATGGCGGCTCATGACCCTTCAGATGAGGGGGAGGATAATAAGGCCTACGCAGCGCGTCATGGCTCTGTGGTGTACGACGTCCAAGAGCGTGAGACGGGCAACATCAATGAAGGTGGTGACTGGGCCTTGGGCCTAGCACTTCAGCAAAGTGTGGATGCCTTCACCTGGGACTGCGATGGCATGGGCATTGGACTCGCCCGTCAAGTGTCTACCAGCTTTGAAGGCAAGCACACCAAGATTGCCATGTTCAAGGGCTCTGAAGGCGTTGATCTTCCCTCAGCGATGTTTGATTCACTTGAGATTAAGACCTCGAACATTCAAGACCGCAAGACTAATAAGCAGGCCCTGAAAAACAAACGGGCCCAGTACTATTACGAACTGCGTAAAAGGGTACTTAATACGTATAACGCAGTTGAAAACGGGGTGTACTGCGACCCTGATAAAATGATATCCTTCTGCTCTAATATCGCAGCCCTTGAGACCTTACGGTCTGAGTTGTGTAGAATGCCAATCAAGCCCAATCTTAATGGGTTGTTTGAGCTCTACACAAAGCAGGAGATGAAGAGCCGGTTCAAAGTAACATCACCTAACTGTGGTGATGCGGTTATGATGCTTATGAGACAGCCTCACATATTCCACGTTGGCGCTGTCGTAAGACCGCAGCCCAGAACACCAATTGGTCGGAGGTAAGAATATGGGTAAGCGACCCAATGGATTGACAATAACTAAGGCTGCTGCTGTAATACCGAGTGACACTGTTGCTTTGTCTACACCAGGCTTTGGTTTATATGTTGGTGTAAGTGGTGACGTTAAAGTTGTCACAGTAGACGGTAGCACTATTACTATGGTGGGTCTTACGGCTGGTACTTGGCACCCCATCGAAGTCAAGCAGGTATTTGCCACACTCACCACAGCAACAAGCATTTTAATTGGTTGGTAACATGAGAGTCGGACTTGGCATAGGAGTTGGGGTGAGCTCAAAAGCCCCAGCCAGTAATGTTGGGGCTAATGTTCTTATTAACAGCTCCTTTGCTACTGACCTAGCAGGCTGGATTCCTAATGGCTGGATATGGGTTGCTGGTGACGCTGAATTTGTGGCTGGTGGCACTGATCTACAGCAAAATGGAGTACTTGAACTTGCTACAAACTACCTTGTAACTGCAAAGATAGCGGCAGTATCTGATGGCAGCTTTAGGTTTAGAGTGGGTAGCAATAGCTCCACCCTATTTGTAGCTACACCAGATTTGACAGTGTCGGTTATAGTTAACTCAGGCCTTGCACAGACTTTTATAGTTCGCCAAAACGCCGCTTTTCCACGCATCGAATGGGTAACCTGTCAGAAAGTACTTTCTTAGCGAGTGTTAATATGCTTGAGCTTAAAGACATTAAAAGGCTGCATGATAAAGCCTATCAAGCTCATCAAGTTACACGGGAACGTGCGGCTGATGATTTAGTGTTCTACTGGGTTACTCAGTGGGATGAAACTATTCTGCAAGAGAGTCAACTCTCATACCGCGGAGAGTTTGACATTATCCGTAAAGCGGGCCGTAGCATTCTTGCGGACTTAGCCTCCAATCCGATTCAAGTCGACTATGTGCCCAAGAATACCACACGCGATGATGCGGCTGAAGTCCTTGATGGCCTGTACCGTGCAGACAATAAATCAAATGCCAGCATTGAGTCTTTTACTAATGCTGATCAGGAATGCGTTGTCTGTGGATTTGGTGCTTGGCTGCTATATACTGACTATGTTACTTCTCGCGGTGGTGACACAAATCAAGTAGTCAAGCGCCGTCCGCTTTATGAAGCAAACAACGCCGTTTACTTCGACCCCCAGGCCAAACTCCTTGATAAGTCTGATGCCCGCTACGTTGTAGTGCTTACACCCTACTCAGCCGATGGCTACAAGCAGTTGGTTAAAGACCTGACTGGGGAGGAGCGTGAGTGTATTGACAAAAGCTCTTTCAAGCAGCCTGAGCAGTCTTACTCCTTTCCTTGGCTCGGAGGAGAGGGTGAGAAAATTTATGTTGGTGCTCTCTACTACCGCGAAAAAGTAAAAGAGAATCTCATCACCTTGGAGAACCCGTTCAGTCAGACTATGACTGTACGAGAGTCTGATCTTGAAGAGCTGATGGACGACCTCTTGGATGCCGGCTACGAAGTCATCTCGGAGAAAACTATTGAGCGCTGGCAAGTCACGCAGTATATCTGTTCAGGAGCTGAAATTCTCGCTACTGAGGTTATAGCGGGTGAACATCTCCCTGTTATCCCTTCTTATGGCGAACGGGCGTATGTTGAAGGAGAAGAGCACTACGAGGGCATTACCCGTCTTGCCAAAGACCCGCAGCGCCTACGCAACTTTCAGTTAAGTTTTCTTGCTGATATAGCCTCACGGTCTCCTCGCGAAAAACCGATCTTCACCCAAGAACAGGTTGCCGGCCATGAAGACATGTATTCTGAAACTGGGGCAGAAAACAACTATCCGTATCTGCTTCAAAATCGGCTGGCTCCTGATGGGTCTGTTCTTCCTATTGGCCCTATTGCAATGCTGCCAGCCCCAAACATTCCGCCAGCCCTTGCCGCAACAATACAGCTTTCACGCCAAGCAGTAGAAGACGTCGCAAACCCTGGGCTGCCCCAGACTATGGCGGACCCAGATACCTCTGGCCGGGCAGTCTATGCCATGCAGGCCAAACTTGAGATGCAGTCAATGGTCTATCAAGAGCACAAGAAGCACGCCATACGTCGAGACGGCGAGGTCTACGCTTCTATGGCTGCTGACGTGTATGACGTGCCGCGTGAGGTTGCCGTTGAGCGTCCCGATGGCACACGTAAAATGACCAAGACCATGGAAATGGTTATTGATAAAGAAACTGGTGATCTTGTTGTTATTAATGACTTGAATAACGCAGAGTTTGAAGTCTACAGTAAAATTTCTGCCAGCTACACAAGTCAGAAAGAACAAACACTTGATCGCTTTGATAAAATGATTCAGGGCCTGCAAGCAGGTGATCCGTTACGGAATATCATGATTCTCAAGTCGCTGAAGTTGATGGATGGCATTGACTTTGATGATATCCGTGATTACGCCAATAAACAGCTTGTTATCCTCGGCATCAGAAAGCCTGAGACCCCTGAAGAAGAAAAAGCTCTTGCTGAGGCTCAACAGAATCAGCAGCCCGGCGCTGACATGGTGCTTGCACAGGCCGAGATGCTTAAAGGCCAAGCCGCTGTTAAAGAGGCAGATATCAAAGCGGCTGTTGCACAGGCGAATGCTCAAACGGCAACAGCTAAAGTTCAAGTTATGGGTTTTGATGCTGAAACTAAACGCATCAATACCCAGATTGATGCACAGGAAGCTAAGGCCAGTATTGATTACAAACGTATTGATGCCTTTGGCAAACAGCTTGAAAATCAAGCCAAGCTTGCCCAGCTTCAAAAGCCTGAGAACATGAGTGACGAAGAGCTTTATCAACTAGCTACGGGTTAATAGGCATAAGCCTAGTCTGCCGGCGGATCAGCACCGGACTAACAGAGGCGACCTGGGTAAACGCAGTCTGCTTGTGGACAAACACAAGTTTTACGGGGCAACCCCGGAGAAAGAGGTTGAAGATGAAACCTGTTAAAAAAGCACCTGAGGCCAGTGAAGAGGAAAATCTCGAAGGAGCAGAACTCGAAGAGACGGAGGAACTCGAAGGCGAGGAGCTTGAAGAAGAAGCGGAACTCGACGACGGAAACCCAATCGAAAAGGAAGTTCCATTCTGGCTTCAGGAGGAAGGCGAGCAGGAGCCCTCCAAAAATGTACCTGAGGCGGCCATTATCAGCATCAAGAAAAAGCTGAAGGGCCAACTCCGCGAGCAGGGCAGTGAAATTGAGCGCCTTACTCGGGAGAATGAAGAGCTCAAAAAGGGACAGGCTGCACCGGTGACGACTGTAGCGCTCCCAAAGCGCCCTCGGATTGCGGACTTCGAGGACGATGAT